CCGCGAACGAACGCGTTGGGAGCACTTGGATCGGCTACAATATCGCCGGCTGTTGCCAGGTAAAAGTCGTCTTGTACTTCATTAACACCTTCTTTGTTCAGTTTCAGGCTACCCATGCCGCGGCTTGACACCCCGAGCTGAGCTCCTTCATCGATCAAATTCTTTACGATACGTCCCATGGGAGTTTCTGTCATAATTTTAGCCCGGCCAATGTAGTTGTTGCCTTCTTCTCTGAGGCCAACAATCATGTGACTGACACGATCTAAATTAATACCAGGACCATCGGGATGGCCAAGCTCGCCAAAGGCACGCTTGGTTTCTACGTATTCTTTAATATAACGGTTGACTTCGCGTTCCATGATGTGTTTGCGATAGATTCTACCGTTACGGTTTTGTACTTCGGTTTGAAGGAAAGGGCCTTCGATGTAGTAATTTTTACCACCTTCTTCCTTGGCTTCCTTCAAATAGGTAACTTGTTCTATGGTTTCTGTGATCAGTAGCATGGATTATACCCCCACATTGTAATTAGGTGATATGAAACCAGCTAATTTTCTTAGATCTAAAATTAACAGGCCCGGCGCTTCAAAGGTAACATGAATGCTGCTGGTGCTGTTTAAGGCAATGGCTGGCAATTGTTGCCCGCCTGGAAATTCTGTGAATCCATGCAGATCTAGGATAACAGTGCCGCTGCTACCGCCACGACGCACAGTAATACTGCTGTCTGCCGATGCTGGTGCATTGCTATAGGCATTGGCAACGCTTACCGACATGGCAACCGACGATGAACTGGTCTCGTCGGAGCTGGCTAATTCATACAATGTAATGGTGCTGCTGTCTCCAGCTGCACTAGCCCATAGGTGCACTACTGCACGCAAATGGTCTGCTTTAATGATGTTCTTTTGTACGGCCATTATTCTTCTCCGTCTTCTAGAAGGTGATCAAAGCTTTCATTGGCTTTGATTTTCTTTGCGATTTCGTGACCCTTGGTGATGACCTTCTTGGGCAATCCTTCAACAGGGCCAGGACCATATCCAGCTTTTTTCTTGGCAACCGCCATGCCTACAGCATAGGGATTAATCTTGGTTGCTTCACGAATCTGCTTGAACGTTGGCATCTCGTGCTCCTAATTGTTTTGCAATGTCTTGTTTGCGCTGATCCAGCGCATCGGTAAGTTTAACACTGATAATAGAATTGAAATCTTCCTGTGCTTCGGCATGATTGTCACTCTGAATATTATCCAGCATCTGTTTAATTAATTCGCTCATAATTTGACCTTTCTAAGTTCCATGATATTATTTATGGCTGGTAAAACCATTTCAATCATAGGATTGTCAGGATTATAGGGTGTAGGTTGATCGCCCTGTTGAGGGGCTGGGCCCTGACCTGGTTGATCTTGTTGTTGCTGTGCTGCCAACTGTTGCTGCAGTTCAGTATCGTTGGCAATATCGTTTTTCATGTCGGTGACTTCATCTTCGGTTAGGTGAAGAATCTTATCAAAGACAAACTCACGACTAAAATATTGACCAACAAAAGGATTGATGGTGTTCAACAGATCCAGACGATTGCGAAGAATTTCGCTTTCCTTGGCTTCTGTGATATAACTGTCCTGGGTAAATTCGTAGTAGATGTTTTCTTTGATTTTGTCAAAGTCTTCGGCACTCATTACGCCTTTGAGAACCAGCTGAGTCTTTAATAGATCGTCAAACAGTTCACTGAACTTTTTGCGCAGACGACTAATAAATTTGCTGAATTTTAATTCGTCTCTGGTAATTTCTGCCTGGCGACCAAACCCCATGGTGGTGTCTGGCTTCATGCGGCTGGCAGGAACATTCAACGACTGATACAACTTATTTTGGAAATAGTTGATGTCGTCAATCTGTCCCAGATTTTGTCCGCCATCCAAGGTGGTAATTTCCGTGCCTTTGCCGCCTTCGCGTCGTGGCATCCAGAAGTCTTCCAACATGGACATTGTTTTCTTTTCGTCGCGAATCTCACCAGTGGCGGCATCATAGGTTACCTTGTTGCGATACTGGTTCATAATGGACTTGACGTACTGCTCGGCCTTGGCCTTGGGCAAGTTACCAACGTCGATGTAGAAAATTCTGCGCTCAGGGGCGCGTGTCATGCGGTAAATTACCAGACTGTCTTCAACCATTTTTAACTGGTTAATGACTTTGATGGACTTCTGCAGGTAACTCAGTACCATGTTCTTGTCCAGGTCCAGCAGACCGCTGGTACAATAGGCTATGCTATCCACGGATATTTTTAAGCCCTGGGCTGAATTGGCCGTTGTTGGCAGAGTACTGATCAGGCCCTTTTCATTGAAGACGAAAAATTCTTCAATGTTGTTGATAAACTCCACACCGGATTTCTGGTCCTTGGTTTTATTGATCTTGCGTACTTTTTTAATTTTACGGGGATCAATATAACGCAGTTCCTGTATACCCTGTTTAGAGTTTGCTGTATTTACAATCTTATGATAGTAGATACGCCCATCAATATACCAACGCTTAAAAATATCGTGACTTTTACTGTTAAAATCCAACAACTTGAGAACTGTTTTAAATTCTTCGTCGATCAGACTTTTAACTGACTTGCTAAGTTCGACCTTTTCCAGGTCGATTTTAACAACTGCCTCGTCATCCTCTGCGGCTACTGCTTCATTGACAATATCTTCAATGGCAGTATCGGCATCGGGATACATGGCAGCGTCACGATAACGACTAATTAAATCATTTTCGTTTTTCGCAATAACGTCAATGTCAATAAAGGTGCCGAAGAAGCCGCTGGCATTGATGGCAGCAGCTCCGTCGTCATTTTGTGGAGTCACGAAGCTCTGTTTAGGAGCTTCCTTGACTTTCTTCTGTATAGTGTAACCAAATAATGTAAGATCAGCCATGTTATTTTAATTAAATTCTTGGACCAAAGATGCCACCACCTGTACCACCGCCGACATTGTTCAATATATTGCCAACGCTCAGAATGTTATCAAATTTGGTATCAAAGTGTTGATACTGGAAGGTTACTGTATAAGTTTCAATGGTGTCATTGTCACCATAGCTTAAAGCAATTTCCGACATATCAACGGGGAACGCACTCTTTAGTTCATATAATTTCAATGGATTGTTGTTGCGATCCAATTGAGTCACATTGATGTTCTTTGAATAAACAAATGGGTTGGTAAAACCGTTATTGTCTTGCAAACCGTTCATACCTGCCATCCATTTTTCAACGGCATTGCGGATATTAAAACTAACATCGTTCATGATAGTAACTGTCCAGGGAGCAAATGTACGCTCACCGGCAAATTTAACTTCACGACCACGGTATTGCACGATGGTTGGATTAACTACGCTTCCTGGCAGTGTTGTGGCACTGCACAAAAATGCGCCTTGCACGCTTGCAGCAGCACCGGCGCCAACATAATCTGGAAAGCTCAAAGCAACAAAGAACTGGTTGGCACGGGCACCACCACCAGTCATGTTGGATTTGAACTGGTCTACACTAAAAATTGATCTTTCGGCCATTTTATTTTTCTCCTATGTGTTTGATTAAGCGCCGACTTCTTCAAAGGATACACCGGTACGTGTTGCCACAAAGTTCAGTGTAATGAAGTTGATGCTCTTGTTAGGCTTGATGTAGATATCGGCAACGAATTCGTTGCGGTCAATAACGTCACCTGTATTATTTGAATCGTCGCAAACAACTTGGAAATCAATAATACCACGGCGGCCCTGAACATCGCGTAGGAATGGCTCTACTAAACTGTTAAACTGTGCACGAGTGAATGCATCGTTGAACTCGAACAACTGGAATTTAGCTGCGGTTGAAATGGCTTTTTCCAGCACAATGAACAGACGGCGTACATTGATGCGATCAAATGCGCTTGGTCGTTGTGTGCAGGTCTTGTCGCCGAACAGAATTGTACCGGCACCAGGTTGTTGCATAACTGGGTTAATCTGACTGCGATACAGGTTATCGCGATCTGTTTTGGTTGGGTTCCAGTTTAACTTAACAACGTTCTTGATCTGACCGCGGCTATAACCACCTGGGCTATACCATGGCTCGGATTGAGCGTCGGTGCGAACTGCACAACCTGCGATATCGCCGGCTAGCGGCAACCAACGATATACGTCGTTGTAACGGTCATATTGATATTTCCAACCGCTGTCCATTACGGCATAGCTGCTGTCGATATTAAAGTTTGTATTGCGGTCATTGACAACTGAGGTGGCAGTGATCAGGTCCTTGCTGGTTGGGCTGGTAAACACTACACAGTCACGGCGAACTTCTGCAACATTGTTGACCACATAGCGGGCAGTGTTGTTATCTGCACTTACACCAACAACTGGAATCAAACTAACGTCAAAGGCTTCTGTTTGTGCAAGTCTGGCATATTCTGTCTGCAGCAGACCGTCGGTTGGAGTTACATCAACACCGCCAGTAAAACTACGGCTATGTGCTTGGCTCCATTTCTTGAAACCACCGCTGGTTGGAACAACGTTGCCTGCACCAACTGTGAAGCCTGCAGAGCTAACTTCATAGCTGTTATGGCTACCCCAGTAAATATACTGGCTACCTAGATTGATGTAGGTTGGGTAGTATAGGCTTGTACCATCGGTATCTTTGGCATCGGTTGCCTTGCTCAGGCCCTGATGAATTTCCAGGATGGTTCCTGCAAATCCAGAAATAGCGCCGTCTTCGTCAACAACTACAACGTGCATTTCGTCGTAGATTTCAGCAGTGCTAGGCTGACCGGTCTTATCCAGAGCAAATTTAGTATTGCTTGGACGACGTTCCACATTCTGCCAGAACTCCCACAACATTGTGCTGCTGGTTGTGCTGGGTGTAACGCCGGTAGTGTTAGTAAATGCAACTGTGGTTGCACCGCTAGCAGCATCGGCTGTCAACTGGAAGCGATATGTACCGCCGGCAGTAGTAAGTTCTAACCAGCTACCTTTTGGTGCTGGACGAGTCAGAGCCGAAACCGTGGCACCAGTGGTGTAGACGGTTGAAACTGAGCTTAAACTAACATCAAACTGATAGCTGTTGTAGTCGCAGGCGCTGACTTTTAAGCTGTTACCCAAGGCACCTGGATAACGAGCAACGAATTCGGTGCTGGTCAGTGTAGGTGTTGTATAACCAGGACCACCTTCGTAGTGGTTTTTATTCTTG